TTATTGAAGACATAGAATTAGAAAATTCATTAACTGGTATAGAAGTAAATGATTTAATTTCAATAGATGAAAATATTTCAATTAATATTGAAGAAGCAACTGAATTAAATATTAATGTATTAGATAGTTTAGAAATTACTGAAGATATTATTGTATTGATACAGAATGCAACAGAATTGAATATTATAGTAAATGATTTCTTAACAATAGCAGAAGATATTACGATATTAATACAAAATGCTACGGAACTTAATATCATAATAAATGATTCTTTGACAATAAATGAATATATAATTCAAAATATTTCAGAATCAAATATTGGAATAAGTGAAGATATTACATTAAATGATGACCCAACAATATTATTTTGTGATAATTGTATAAATATAAGTGATTATATTACCCTTGATGAAAATATAGAAAGAGAATTAACTATAAACCCAGAAATAAATGATTATTTAACAATTGATGATAATATAAAACAATTATTAGATATTGATATTTCAATAGATGATTCAATTTCAATTACTGAATTAATACAAAGAGAATTAATTAGTTTAATTAGTATTAATGATTCAATTTTAATAAATGAAAATGTAAATAGTGAAATTACAGAATTAAATATATCAATTAGTGATGATATTTCTATTAATGAAAATATAGAAAGTACGGTTGCTTATGTAATTACAATTGATGATTCCGTTTCAATAACAGAAAATGTCGAAATATTAATTGTTGTAGCACCAGATTTAGATTTAGAAATTAATGATTCGGTTTCAATTACAGAATATACAGCATTACAATTTAAACAATGTACTGTTTACATGGATAAAGCAAATCTATTTAAAATAAAAAATGATAAATATACAGATAAAGATAATATATATACTAAAAAATCAAATACCTGTTAATATAATAAAATAAAAAAATGTACACTACAAAAGAAAAAATTGAAAATTATTTAATGACCAATATAGATAGTTCTTTTGATACTCAAATTACTAATTGGATAAGTGCAGCTCAATTATATATTAATAATTATGTTGGTAAATCAGATGGGTTTGAAGAAACAGTTGAATCGATAAAATATTATGATGGTAATGGAGAAAGAGAATTAGATATTGATGAATGTATTGAAATAACTTCTATTGAAATTTTAGAATCTAATGGTACAGATGTTGAATATACATTATCAGAAGGTCAAGAAAATGATTATATAACATGGCCTTATAATGAATTACCAATTTATAGATTAAGATTAACTAATGTTGCAGAAGTTGGTTCATTTAATAAAGGTAAAAAAAGAATAAAAATAACTGCTAAATGGGGACATAGTTCAACTGTACCAAAGGATGTAGAATTAGTTGCAACTATTTTAACATCAAGTGCTATAGAACCTGGATTAAAAGGTGGTAAAATTAAAAGTGAAAAATTGGGGGATTATTCTGTAGCTTTTGAAATGATGGAAGATAGTCCAAATATTTTATCAACACTTAGAATATTAGACCATTATAAAACCTTTAAATTATAAATTAACTCACCAAATATATCAAGCTTACACATTTACTTAATCGAAAAATAATAATTGCTAGAATGGTAACTACTATTGGAAACAGAATAGCTTATGCTACTGTTACTTCTGATATGGGGCATATTCAACCAATGAATTTAGAAAAAGAACAATTACGAGAAGGTGTTTTTGGTAAGACTTTTAGATTATATATGGATGGAGAAACAGATGTTAAAGAAGGCGATAGATTAAAAGACCCTAGTAATAATTTTTATACGGTTGTATCTGGGGGTGTTTCTCGTCGTAATTTCGGTAGTTTCGATTATTTAATAGTAATTATGGAATTAACGAAGAATTAATATGAGTTATAGTATAAAAATAAAAGGATTAGAATCATTGAAGAAAAATTTTAAAACTGCACCAAAAATGATTACAAAAGAATTAGCTGGAGCAATTAAAACATCGATTCATATTATTCGTCCAATAATGGTGACTGAAGAACCTCACGATACAGGTGAGTTAAGAAAGAATACATACGCAAGACAAAAAGGATTAACAGGATTTATTGGTCCAGATTTAGAAAAAACTTTATATGCAATTTATGTAAATTATGGTACATATAAAATGAATGCTAATCCATTCATGCAAAGAACAGCAAATAAAATGGAACCCATAGTTGAAAGAATATTCAATAAAACAATAACCAAAATAGTTAATAGATTAGCAAAATAAAAATATGTTTGAAAATATTATAAAATTTTTATCTCAAAAATTAATAGATAATGATAAAATAGAAGAAGTATACACATATGAAGCTGGTAAATTTAAAGGTGACCCAACTGCTGTAATTGTACCATCATCCAATGAAAGTGATTATGAAACTAATTCAGAAAATGAAAGAATATATGCTTTTAAAGTAATGCTATTTGTAAAAAGAACTCAACCTCGTTCCCCAGATACAGCAGAAGAAACAATGAGAGATTTAGTTGGAAGTGTGATTGATAATTTTGATAAAGATTATACATTAACAGGATTAGAAGTTCCAAGTGGATATACATTTATTAATGTTTTTGCTAGTCCATCAATGTGGGGATATAGTGGGGAAGTAGATGAATATAGAGTATGTGAAATTAATTTAACATGTAGAGTTTCGATTGATATTAATCTAGTATAATATAATAAAAAATAAATGAACTTAATATAATAAAAGTCATTTAATATAATAAAATGTCAAATATGTAATAAAAAATTTAAAGTTAAAAATTATAGTAAAGTAAAATATTGTAGTGAAGAATGTAAAAATAAAGGTATATCAAAAACATTAACAGGTAGAAAACAATCTGAATATACAAAACAAAAGAGAGCCAATTCTAATAGAGGACAAAGAAGAAGTATGAAATTTAGATTAGCAAGAAGTGGAAACAAGTGTCATTTATGGAAAGGTGGTATATCAGATAGTAAAAAAGCAAAATATAATAAATATCATTCTCAAGCAGAGTGGAAATATTGGAGAAAAGATGTTTTTGAAAGAGATAACTATACTTGTCAATATTGTGGACAAATTGGAGGTTATTTAGAACCTCATCATATTATTCCAATGAGAATAATATTAAAATATAATTTAATTAATTTAATATATGATATAGATAATGGATTAACCGTTTGCAGAAAATGTCACATGAAAACATTTAAAAGAACATAAGTTAAACATATCTATATATAAAAAAATAAAAATATGGCTGCGAAATTTATTGGCCGTAGATTGGCCGTAGGAATTGGAAAAGAAATAACAAGAGGAACAGAAGTTGTACCATCTTATTGGTTAGGTGTAACTAGTTTCAGTTTCTTTGACAAAGCAATTAAAGCAAGAAGTATTGCAAGTACTGGAGGAATTTGGGGAGGTGACCAAGCTTTAGTAGCAAGAGAATATGCAGAAGGAGAAATGGAAATAGAAATGGATGATAAATCATTTGGTTTAATTATGTTAGCTACACTAGGTACAGTTAGTTCAGTTCAAGTTGGTGCAACAACTGCGTACAAACATACATACACACTACAAAATGATTCATCCCATGATAGTTTATCTATTCATACAGCAGACCCAATAGGGGATAATGCTTTTAAAATGTCAATGGTAGATAATATTTCAATGGAATTTAGTCCAGAAGAATTAGTAAAATATACAGTAGGATTTAAATCAAAAAGCAGTATATTAAGTTCATCTACTGCTAGTTATGTTGCTAATAATAAATTCTTAGGAAGACAATTATCAGTAAAGATTGCTGATGCAGTTGCTGGTTTAGATGCAGCTACTTCATTAACTTTATCAATGGCATCTATAAACATTGCAAAAAATACAGAACTTTATAATGTTGTAGGAACAGTTCAACCATCAGATATTAATAATAAAACTTTTGCTATTACGGGGGAATTAGAAATTTCATTTGATGATATGACATATAGAGATTATATGTTAGATGGTTCTTATAAAGCATTAAGATTTGATTTAGTTAGTGATGTTGCAATCGGTACAGGTTCAAATCCATCATTTAGAATTGATTTACCAAGAGTTGATTTTGATGCTTGGGATGTAGATTATTCATTAGATGATATTGTTAAACAAACAATTACATTTACAGCATTATATGATATGACAACTTCAAAAATTATTAATGATTGTTATATTATTAATGAAGCTGTTAGTTATTAGTATATAAAAGTAATAGTGATGTGTTAAAATTTTTATTTTATAAAATTAATGTTAAAAGATATGAATAGAGAAATTAAAAAAATAACAACACCGATTGATAATATTGAAATTGAACTCTTTGAATGGTTAACTGGTGGTGAAAAAAGAAATATAACAAACTCTTTATTAGATAACCAAGATTTACAGATGTCAGGAGCATCTCAAAATTTTAAAATTAGTTCGGAAGTAATTAATAAAGCACAAGATATTGGTTTTAAAACCGTTGTTGTAAGTGTAGGAGGAAATAAAGAAAATATTGTTGATAATATATTAAATTTAAAATCAAAAGATTTTGATTTTGTTGTTGATGAAATAAATAAAATCACTAATGATGATGAAGAATTAAAAAAAAAATAGAAGACGAATATAGTATTTTAATTTCCAGAGGTAAAGGAAAAGTATCATCAGAATTATCAATGATATTATTATGTCATGAAATGAAATGGGATTATTTTACATATATAAGACAGCCATCTTGGTTTATTACTTGTTTAAATGAAAAAATAAATATAGAAAACAAATATCAAAATCAAGAAAATAAAAGAAATAAAAATACATAATATATGGCATCAAAAACATTACAAATAATAATAGAAGCAAAAGATAATGCTAGTAAAACTTTAAAAGGAATGAACAAATCTTTTAAAGATTCTGGATTATCTTTGGAGAAATTTTCAAAAAATGCAAAATTAGCTGGTACTGCAATTACAGGAGTAGGAGCTTTAATGGCAGGTAAAGCAATAAAATCTGCTGTTACTTTTGAAAAGGCAATGTCTAATGTTAATACTTTATTTGATGATAGTGGTGAATCAGCAAAAGAACTTGAAAAAGGAATAAAAAAATTATTAAAATCAACCCCAAAAAATGCAGAAGAATTAGGAGCATCAGCTTATTCAATAGTTTCTGCTGGTATTGGAGATGCTACAGATGCATTAGAAGTATTAAATAATACTCAAAGATTAGCAGTTGCTGGATTAGGAACAACTTCAGAAGCAACCGATATTGTTACATCTGCTATTAATGCTTTTGGAAAAGAAGTTTCAGATGCTGATGATATTTCTAATTCATTTTTCTTAGCAGTAAAAAGTGGTAAAACAACAGTAACGGAATTAGCACAAGGATTTGGACAAGTAGCACCACTAGCAAATGAAATGAATGTTAAATTTGAGGATTTATTATCTTCAACTTCAGCAATGACGACTTCTGGTATGAAAGCATCTATTGCTTATACTCAAATAAGAGCAGCATTATCTAATCTAGCAAAACCAACAAGAGAAATGCAAGAAGCGATGGATGTTTTAGGTGTTAGTAGTTTTGATGCAATGTTAGCAAATGATGGTTTAGTTGGAACATTTAAAAAATTAAAAGATACGGCAGATGATAATAATATATCATTAGCTAAAATGTTTGGTTCAGTTGAAGGGTTGAATGCAATGTTAATGTTAACAGGGGATACAGGAGAAAATGCAACAAAAATAATGGGGGATATGGAAAATAGCACAAATTCATTAACAGTTGCTTATGATAAACAATTAAAGACAATGGATTCACAATATAATATATTGAAAAATAATCTTAATGTTGCAATGATAGATTTAGGTAGTCAAATATTACCACTTATTATTCCATTAGTTCAAAAATTAACAGAATTAATAGGAGGAGTAAGTACGAAAACATTGAAATGGGTAACAGCAACAACATTAGTAATTGGACCTCTTTTGATTTTACTTGGATTTTTACCATCTATTATTGCAGGAATTAAAGCAGTATCATTAGCAATATTAATATTAAATAAAGCATTTTTATCACTTGCGGCAAATCCAATTGTTTTAGCAATTGCATCAGTTATTTTATTAGCTGTATTAATAATAAAATATTGGGATGAAATAAAAGCAGCAACTATTGCAACATGGGGATATATAAGTAATTTATTAATTGCAACTTGGAATATAATAAAATCAGTATCTCAGACAATATGGGATGGT